GGCCGAACGGCAGCCGGGGCCGGCCACTTTGGGACACCGGTTCCCACATCCTCGACTCGATCACCTGCGGGGTGGACGCGGATGGGGCGTGGGTCGGCTCCACCTTCGAGGGCTCGAAGATACACCAGTTTGGAACCGTAGGCGCAGACGCGCCTGACGTCGGGCAAGGAACGTTGCCGACGATCAAGCCGGTGCGGGCCAAGGCCCTGTTCATTCCGCTCACCCCGAGGGCTCAGAAGTCCGTGCGGGTGGCGTCGGGCCCCAAGATCACCCGACGCGGTTCAGGCCGGAACAAGGCCGGACCCGTAATGTTCGACCTCGTACCCGGCGTCGACTTCATCTTCCTGAAGAAGGTCGACATTCCACCCAGACCGTTCCTCCGCGTGTCCCGTAAGAACGCGGAAGAGATCGCAGAACTGTTTGAAGGAGTAGACTGATGGCATTCGTCGCAGGACATTATGACGCCACATGGAACGGCAACTCGATCGGAACGACCGAGCGCGGGTTTCGCCTCCAGATGGTCAATCATCACGAGACGATCCTGACGGATGACTTCGGCGACGCCCTCACCGATGGCGTTCAGCGGGGCGTCGACTACCGGATCACGCTCGAGTACGTCGAGTACAACCTGATCAAGAGCGTGATCGCCGCTCAGGCCGGTACCCTCGGATCCATGACCAACGTGGGCAAGTTGATCTCGTCCCTCGCCTTCCAACTGGTGCTCACGGCGAAGGCGGGAACCAGTGCGGCCACCGCCGGCAACATCGCCACCTTGACGGCTCCCAAGGCCATCATCGTCTCGGATACCGAGATCCTCCTCGCCAATAACCTCCGGAAGGGCCCGCTCACCTTCCAGTTGATTCCGAACTCGAGCGGAGTACACTTCACGTCTACCTGACAGAGGACCGAGGACCATGCTGAAACTGAAGGAAGTCAAGTCGCCCATGCTCGAGGTCGAGATGCCCGATGGGCAGGTCCGACGCTACGAGCCCTTCGCCGTCATCCGCGCCATGTCGCCGGCGCTCGAGAACAAGGACCTCGGGTACGTCGAACTGATCGAGACCTTGCGTCGAGTCTTCGACCTGCCGGCCGAGATCACCGACGTGCAGGTTCTCGCACTGGTGAAGGCTCTCGTGGCGCTCGTGGAGGAAAGCGCCAACGTAAAGGGGCTCTTGCCAGTTCCGCGGAACTGATCGCCTTCTACGGCATTCAGCCCTCGGAACTGGCTGCGCTAGACCCCGATCACGCTTGGGCCTTGGCTCAGAACATGCCGCGCATCAACGCTAGGCGCCGGCTCGAGTTCGTCTGTGACGTCATGGCGGCCATGCCATCGGACTCAAAGGGTGTCAGTCACTACTTGGTAGAACTCGTGAAGATGGCTTTCGAAGGCGACGAGGAAGCACAGGCGGTAGCCATCGAAGCCCTGACGAGGAACTGAATGGCCATCAACTACACCGACACCTTCACCAAACTGGGCACCTTCATCGCCGAGGCGAACCTCGCCCTGTCCCGTCAGACCTCTCAGGCCATGGGAAGCGGCGTCGGCGCCGACCGCATCCTCGACCAGTTCAACAACAACCGCGAATGGGTGACGGGCGTGTTGCCGCTCTTCATCTCCAACTGGTCCTCGTACCGTTCGCTCGTGACTGGGATCAACCGACTCGCCGGCGAGTTCCTCGTCCAGTCGCTCAGGAATGAACTGAACTACGCGGGCTCGGCTTCGGCGGGGCTCGTGTCCCGGCTCTCGGAGCAGATGCGGGTGGAGTCGCAGTCGGTGAAGGTGAACGCCTGTACTGCGACCAAGGCGGTGGTCTCCAAGGTCGGAAACGGCGAACTGTACGTGTCCACCTTGACCGGGTACGGATCGGAGACGAATCAGGGGCTCATCCCCGAAGTCGTGTCCGTCGTGTGCACCGACAGCATCACCTCGAGCGGGGCCGAGCGCTTCTCCTTGACCGGCTACGCCCGGACCACGGCCGAGGACGGCCACAGCGCCCCGGGAAGCGGGTCGGCCCCTGCCCTCGGGTCCGTGGCCACCTCGTCGCTCCTCCTGAATGGTTCCCTCGACTCCTTCACCTCTGACCTCCCGAACGGTTGGACGCTAGCGAACGGAGCCGCGACTACTAACGTCCTGAAGAACACCACGGACCTCCACGCCTTCACCTCGTCCCTCGAACTCAAGTCGAGCGGCGTGGCCACCATCAGGCTCGAGCAGCCCACTACCCTCACGAACCGCAAGGTGTACTGCATCAGCGTGTGGCTGAAGAGGTCGGGCGGGGCGTGGGCGTCGGGGTCCACCCTCACCATCAAGGTGGGCGGTACCGGTTGGTCAGTCAACGTCTTCAGCGCGGGCCCCGAGACCTTGTCCTCGTCGGCCTTCACGAGTCACGTGGTGTTCTTCTCCACCCCCGACAACCTGCCGTCCGACGTCAAGGTTACGGTCGAGTGGACGAGCGCCACCGGCAACGTCGGCAAGTCGATCTACGTCAGCGGCCTGTTCCTCTCGGTGCCGGTCAAGCATGCCGGCGTCCACTACGCCGTCACCCGTGGAGACGTGCCGTTCCTGATCGGCGATTCCTTCACGTGCACCACGACCAACGCCCGTGACGGCAAGTTCCAAGATTGGTTCACCCGGTTCTACGGGGTGCAGTTGCCCTCGAGCGCCACGCCCACGGTCTCCGACGCACTCGTTCCATGAGCGAAGTAGAGCCCAATCCCACCACGGTCCTCGACTTCGTCGTGGACCGCATCATCGAGGCGTTCCCGGACAAGTACAGCCGGAATAACTGCCGCGTGGTCGCCACGCCGATGATCGTCCCTCAGAACGGGTTCAAGTACATTCAGGTATACTACGCCGGCTCGTCGTTCGAGATGGGCGAGGGCGACGCGTCCCTGATCCGGCGCATGACCTTCGGGATCAGGTTCTACGCTCGTCTGTCCTCTCACGAGTTGAATCAGGTCGAGGAGACCAGTCGCGAACTGGTGGACATGGCATACGAGGTCTCGAAGGTCGTGCACGGCCGCTACGAGATCGTGGAGGCCCCGTTGGACGAGGCCCCGATCCTCGAGAACGAGGCCCCGATCCGCGGAGCGGACGCCAGTGGTTCGTTCCTCATGTACATCGACCAGACCTATCGGTGCCACCTGCACTCGACTTGGATGGAGTTGAAGTATGGCCAATGATGACATCGTCGTAGGTCTGAAGGTCAAGTTGGACGAGGAGTCCGTGGCCCGCGAGGCCGCGAAGGCCGGCGAGAAGATGGGCCGCGGCTCGGCGTCGGGGCGGGGCGGCGGGGGTGGGCCCGCCAACATCGCCGAGGGAATCCGGGAGGCGGTCACTCGTCCGATCATCGGTCGACTCGAGAAGATCGAGCAGAAACTCGAGAACCTCGGGACCGGCGCGAAGGTGGCGGCGGGGGCGGCCACCGCCATCCTCGTCATCAAGTATCTTCAGGAGATGTACTACGCCCTGAAGGCGGTACTGGCCAGTCTGTGGAACCTCTCGCAGAGTCTTTCCCGGTTCTCGCCGGCGATCCGCCTCGCCTTCCGGGACCTCGCCATCTCCATGAAGATGCTCTCCCTCGACTTGGGGAGGTTGATCGGGACCGAACTGGCGAACCTCGTCAGCATCGTCCGCGAGATCATACAGATACTATACGCCGTCCTTAGGCCCGTAATCAAGATCGTGGCCATGGCCCTCAGTGCGTTGGTCGACGCCATCAGGGTCGTGATCCGGGTACTGGTCTACGCCACCGTCGTGATCCTGTACACGGTCTCCAACCTGATCAGGTCGGTCGGGTCGTTCATCTCGTGGCTGTCTCAGTACGTTCCGGGGCAGGTGGGCAACATGCTGGCCACCATGGGCATGGCGACTCAGGCGTTCGCCGGTCAAGTCTCGGCCTACGCCAAGAGCATCCAACAGGCAGCGGCCACGGGGCAGAACGCCGCGAAGCAGATGAACCAAGCGCTCATCAAGGGTTTCTCCGACGTCGGAAAGATGGCCTACGCCGGAGTGAGCGCCCCCGGGGCCGGCGACGAGCGGGCCGCTCCGATCTTTGCCGCCCCCCTCAAGTTGGACTCCCACGGCACCACGCGCACCTACACGGGCAGAGGAAGCCAGTCCGCGGCCGCCGGTCGCATGGCCATGCAGTTGCCGGCCCCGTCCCTCGCCACGGTCGTGAACAACGTCCAACTGAAGGCGGAGGTGAAGTTGCAGCACGAGGAGGCCGTTCAGAGGGCAATCGAGGAGGTCCGGGGTTGCCTCGTCAAGGCCATCCATCAGGTGCGCAACGAGCAACTCAACCTCTCGAGCCGGATCTACGCTAGGACGGTGATCGACCTATGAGCCGGCAGGTAGTCACCTACGGAGCCTACTCCTTCCCTTACCCGAAGGTCACGGTGCGGGAGCAGTTCGTCTTTGACTCAGACGAGCGCACCCTGATCGGGACGAAGTACCAGATCTCGGTCTCGGGTTGGATCTACGAGGCGGAGGGGACAACGCTGCGGTCGCAGATCATCGCTCTGCGTGGAGCGGCCGCCAAGCCATGGCAGGACCTCAAGATCTTCGACGCGATCTCGGGTGAAGTGATCTACGAGTTCAACGCGAACGCCTACGGCGGCGAGACTGCCACCGATGACTGGTCGCCTCGGCCCGAGGATCTCACGGTGTCGGAGATCACCGGAATGAAGGCGGCCCGCTACGCTTGGCAGGTCGACATCTTCAAGAAGGACTGCATCGGCCTCAACACGCCGGCGCCGATCCTGAGCGTGACGAAGACGTTCTCGTACTCGATCGACGTCTCGGGCTACGCCACCCGTCAGATCGCGGGAACCCTCAGGGTCCGGGCGCAGTCAGCGCCGGCCGACCTGTACCGGGCCTACGTCACCCCTCCTCTTCCGAACAGGTTCCGCCGTACCCAACAGCAGTTCAGCCAGTCGCCCGACTGCCTCACCCTTACCTACAGCATCGTCGACGTCGAGGAGTACCGTACGCTCCCCCCGCTCGTGTCGGACGGCGAGGCTACCTTTGGGGTGAAGGTCGCCGACCTCGGAGCCCGGGTCCTCTACTCCCTTCAGGGTCGTTTCAAGGGTCCGCCCTCTACCCCGAAGGTGCAGTTGTTCACGTACCTCTCGAACCTGATCGCCGCGAAGTTCCCGCTTACCGACCCGTCCTTCCTCTTTGAGGAGGCAAGCGTCGACGAAGCGGTCTACGGGAACGAGATCGCCTTCAGCATCACCGGCTCAGGCGTCGCCCTCCCCGCAGCCGGCGGAACCCTTCCGAACTACGCGGCCCTGTTCAAGAACATGACCGTGCCTCCGCCTGACTCCAACAATCAGGCGCACCTCCCGAGCCCTTACGGCGACCTTCCCGGCTACCCGCACGTCGCTCCCCTCCTCGGGGACTACGATGCCTGTGGTGGCCTCCCCTCGGAAGACGTGGCTGCCCCCGACCTCGTCACGGTCGACCGGGTCGACTCCCCCGTGGTCGTGGACCTCCCGCAGGACGCCGACCCACAGGGAGGAGTCAGTCAGCAACACATCCTCACCCCATACGTCGCCTACCACGAGAGGGTGAACTACCATCTCGACTTCAAGGTAGTCCGCATGGACGTCAAGGACACGACGCCCACCGACCCGGCCGGTGGTCCGTATCTCGTGTCGACGGCCGGACCGTCGCTCGTCGCCATCCAGTCGGGATACTTCGTGGTCTACGCCCGGACTGCAACGGACGTGCCGAACCCGCCCGAGCCCATCCTCAAGTTTGGCAGGTTGCTCGAGGCGTTCGTTCAGCCGCATTCGCCCGAGCCCGTTCAGGACGGCACTTGGCGCCAGTTCACCGTCCACTGGCGCTACGTGATCGACGCGAACGCGTACTACCATGGGGCCTTCGACGTGAATGCGGAGATCTTGATACCGCAGGACCCGCGCATGGCGGCACAGTTCGCCATGGCGTTCGACATGCCTTGGCTCCGGTCCAAGTTGCTCGGCGGAACCGGGGGCGAGACGTGAACCGGTGCTACGCCCGGATCAGGACCGTCGACGCCCCCGTGAGGACCTTCGAGGTGATCGACGCCCCGAGGGGTCAGCGTCAGTCTAACTGGTACGAGGAAGCGCCCTCGGGCCACGAGTCGGTGGGGCGCGTCCTCATGCGGGCCGTCGACTACAAGCAGATGATCGACGCCCAGACCTCGACGGGGCTCGTCCTGACCTTCGGGACCGTCCCGACTTCGGCGACGGCCGAGATAGCCGAGGAGCGCGTCGAGGTCTCCGTGATGGCAACCGGTGCGACGCCGGCCGTCACGAGCAGCAACGTGGACGTGGACTACGCTGAGGACAGGTCGGACACCGTGGAAGTCACCCTCGTCGGGCTCAACCACTGGCTCGACCGGCGCGATGTCTCGGTGAACAACTACAACGTGCAGTCCGGGTATGAGTTGAACGGCCTCAACAAGCCGACGTTCAGATCTACCGGCGCATTCCTCGACCTGACTTCGAGCCCCATGGCTCTTTACGCCCACCTGGGGTACGTCGCCGGCCCGGGGGTGTTCAATCAGCCGCCCGTCGAACTCAGGAACCTGTACGCAGTGGGGCGTCCAGTCTCGGAGACGATCGGGCGGGCCATCGACGGGCTCGGGCTGATCGGCCGGCAGACTGACCGCAGGCTTTTCAATAAGGGCCAGCAGGACCCGTACAACGCCACCCTCCTCGTCCAGTTCACGAGCCGGGTCTTCGAGAAGTGCGCGGTCAAGACTACCGACGAGCGGTACCCCGCTCAGGTCGACGTCGCCTTCACAGAGGTGGGACCCGGCTCGAGCCCCGGTGGACTGCACCTGATCAGGAAGTCCTCGCCTCGCGGTTCCCTCCCCACGGTCCCGGCTCTGCCGGTCGGGCACTGGTACGCCTACATCGACCCGACCACACCGAAGAACGCCACCGAACTGGGCCAGTTGGCCGACTGGTTTAGTTTCGGACTCGGAAACGCCCTCGACGTCCATTCCGACTTCGGCACCTATTCCTTCGCCGGCATCGTGAACTTCAAGATCGACGGAACCATCCGCCGCATCCTGTGGCACTTCAACGCGAACGAGGTTTCGACCACGCTCTCGTGGAATCAGTCGATCCCTCTCCGGGCCCCCGAGACCGACCGCAAGGTGTTGTACGCCGACGCCGTTACGTCTAGGTCACTCGACGGTACCGACCTGATCATCCCCCAGACCTCGTCGGGCGGTACCGGACTCGTGGCGCGAGTGGTCTCGAGCACTGCGGTGGTCGCCAATAGGGTTTGGAGGTACTCGCTGCAAGAAGTCACCGCCGTGGACGGAGGTACCTCGGTGACGTATGTGCCGACCTCCACCCCCGCGTTTACCGCCTTCAATGGGTGCGAGAATCCGGTCGACAGCCCTGTGACCGGGTGGGGCGTCGGGTTCTTCCCCAATAGCCCGAACGGCGTCCAACTCATCAGACAAGCCATCAAGAACGATACCGTGGTTCCGGTGTCGAAGGACTCGACCGGCAAGTACGTGTTCGCCGCCCCCAACGGCTACAAGGTAATCTGCCTGTGAGCAACGAGGCGGCACTGATGAGGAACTGTTGCGGGTGCTCCTGTAGCGGCCCCCTCTTCCGAGTCCAGTGGTCGGGTACAGTCACCTTCGGGCCCCACTGCGGCGTCACGGGATGTTCGTTCAACTCATCTCAGTGGGTGGCCATCTACCCCGCGTCCGTAGACCTGTCGGCGTCCGGGGGTCCGGGCTTTACCCCGGCGAGTTGCCCTCACATAAACAACCCGTTCCTTCCGTTTCTACCAGTCAACGCCCCCACTTCGGTGGATTGCCCCTCCGGGCTGGTGATAGAGGGTTGTCCCGTCAGGGCTCCGATCGACGCCACCCTCCTCATGCCGTCGTGTGGGGGAACGTACAGATTGACCCTGACCTCGAGGTTCAGGAGGATAGTCACGGTGTCGGCCACTCCTCCTATCGTCAGATACGAGGTCAGGATGGCCGCCGTGTGGAACTACCCGCTTACCACGTGTTCTGAGGTCGACAACCCGGTGCAGATGAACTTTTTGGGGCTCTTCGAGGTTTGGCGCAGGTGTTCCGACGCCTTCTGTGCCAACTTCACTAATGAGGTGTTCTTGCTTCCGTTCTCCTACGGGGAGATATACGGACTCTCGGAGTCCTTCGCGTGTTGTCCTTCGTGGAGTTACACGGTCACGAACTTCTCACCCGGAGTCATGATGCTTGAGCGGCTGTAAGCACTACTCCTCTCCAAACTGCACCCACCCGGTGGCAAGCGTATACCGTGCCGCGGTCCCGACGCCTAGGGACTGCGCCGGCTGCGCTTGGTACGACGGGCCGGCCCGTGGCGCCGGCGACCTCGTCGCCTCGGTCACTAAGTTCACGGGGGTCGCCAAACTGGTCCACATCGTCGTGCCCGATTGTGGGTGCCCCGAGAGGCAAGCGAAGTTAAATGAGATGCTGCCCCTCAAAGACCAGTCTTGATCTCGTCCGAGATTAGGTGGTCTCCACCCGGGAAAGTGTGGGGAGAGCGGATCAATCTGACGAATCGCTTGCCAGTCGTAAAGACTCTTGCGGGAACACCGCAGAAAGCGAGTCAGACATGGCAGCGAAGAAGACCGGCAAGAAGAAGGGTCACGGGATCAAGGTCGTGGGCGATGAGCCCGTCACCACTCGGGCCGCGGTAGTCGCCGAGGCGCCGGCCAACGGCATCGTCAAGCCCGAGGGCGTCGACTGGGGCGTTCGCGTGAAGAACGGTGAGCGCGTGGCCTCTGACGGACGTGGCGACCGCGTCGCTCAGGAACTCGCCGCTTGCACCGACGTGCCGAGCCTCGTGGCCTTCGCCAACGAGTTCCTCGACCCGGCGAAGGTGCAGCAGTACCTCGACAAGGCGCCGAACTTTGGTCAGTTCCGAATGGTCATCGGCAATTGCATCCGCGGGGCCATCAGCCGCGCAGCCAAGGAGAAGGCCAAGGCTCAGAAGGCGGCCAAGTGATCTGCGCCATCATCGGGTTGCTCATCATCTCGGTCGCCGTCGTGGCACCGCTCATGATCGAGGGCAACGAGGACGCTTTGAACCGACCGTGATGAAGAGGGCCCCCGCGTGGGGGCCTTCTTCGTAGGAGGACCAAATGGCCAAAGTCAAGATCCCGAAGTTGAAGAAGGTGAAGGAGCCCGCACCGTCGCCGGCGTCCGACCTGTCCGAGTTCGAGCAGTCGCTCATCACCGCAAGCAAGATTCAGGTGCCGAAGGGGTACCTGTCGCCGTCGCAGATCGAGATGTACCTGCGTTGTCCGATGCAGTATAAGTTGCGGTACGTCGACGGCAAGATCAGCCCCCCGGGCATCGCCTTGGTCGAGGGTTCCTCGCACCACGAGGCGCTCTCGGTGAACAACAAGCACAAGATCAAGGCCGGGGAGGACCTCAAGGAGTCCGACGTGGTCGACGCCTTCGCCGCCGGTCTCGAGAAGAGGAAGGGCGAGGTCGGCGACTGGGAAGGCGAGACCGTCGATGACGTGATTCACCGTGGCCGGCGGATGATCAAGGCGTACATGGGCGACTTCGCGCCGACCTTCACGCCGGTCAAGGAGGAGTTCGAGGTTCGCGTCCACGTCGGTCCGGTCGAGGTCATGGGCTTCACCGACGCCGCCGGCGCCGTGGGCAAGCGCCCGAGCATCGTCGACTACAAGACCGTCAGCCGGTCCAAGAGTCAGGCGGAACTCGAGTCGAGCCTCCAGTTGTCCTTCTACGCCATGGCCGAGAGTCAGCACGGGGACACCGATTTCGACGTCGGTTACGTCAACCTGCTTAAGTCAGGCAAGGTCAATCCGCAGTTCATCGGATACGACGAGAGGCGGGTCAAGTGGTTCCGGGCCGTGGCCATCTCGGTGGCGAACGCCATCAGCCTCGGCAACTTCCCGTTGACCGCCCCCGAGGCTTGGTGTTGCTCCGAGCGGTTCTGTGGTTACTGGCGTCAGTGCCGGGGGTCGTGCCGATGACCGACTGGAGCAAGGTCGGTCGGAAGAGCCGGCGCAAGGGCAAGAAGTTCGAGCAACTGGTGGCCCGTTCGCTGTCGGAGGCGACGGGCCGCCGGTTCACCTCCACCCGTAACTCGGGCCGTACCGACCTGAAGGGGGACGTCTACGACGTCGACAACCCCTTCGGGTCGGTGATCGAGTGCAAGGACC